GGAAAGGTTCCTCTCTCCGGGGGGACGGCTGGGAATCGATCCGGGACGCGGGGATTCCGCCGACGACGTCGTCGGGATTGGCCGGGGATGGACCGCATCGGGACGAGTTCCTGCGCGGGGCGGAACTCATGGGGCTGCTCAGTGAGGGCGCGCAGCTGTACCCGCAGCAACTACAGATCGCGGACCTGTTGGCGACGGGCCGGGGAACGTATGTGATCGAAGTTCCCCGCCGCGCGTCGAAAACCACGTCGATATTTCTCGCCCTGCTGGGCCGGTGCAGTCTGCGCCCCGGGTACAAGGTCACCTATACGGCGCAGTCGGGGGTAGCCGCCTACCGGCAGTTCCGGGAGTGGGCGACCACCCTGGACGCGGTCAACCCGCCCGATGACGGGGATCTGCCGCCGTGGCTGCGCGGTCGCCCCCGCCGCACGAAAGCGCAGACCCGGCAGGTGGCCCTGTTCGGGGATGAACTCGTGCAGACCCCGGCCGATCCGGACCGCCGCGGGTTCCGGGTGATGCTGGGGCAGGTTGCCCCCGGGCTGGAGTTCGACAACGGGTCCACGTTCCGCCTGATCGCCCCGAAGGCGGCGAACTTCCGCGGCGCCGCATCCGACGTGTCGTGGATCGACGAGGCGCAAGAAGTCCCTGTCGAGGACGGCGCGGACCTGTTGGCCGGGATCCGGCCGTTGCAGGACACCCGGCCCGGCGCGCACGTGATCGTGTCCGGGACCGCCGGGGAAACCCGCGCCGGGATCTTCTGGGATCTGCTCGAACGCGGCCGCGCCGGGGACGAGGCGGTCGGGATCCTGGATTTCGCCGCCCCGCCGGCAACGCCCTGGCCGGAGATCGAAGATGTCGACGCCGCTATGCGGCTGCTCGGGCAGGTGCACCCCGGGATCGGGACCCTGACCACGGAAGAAAAGATGAGGGCGCAGTGGGCGGAACTGCCCCGCCCGCAGTGGGCGCGGGAATACCTGTCCCTGTGGCCGGAGACCTTCTCGCAGCGTGCGATCCCGGTGCAACTGTGGGAGGACGCCCGCCTGCCGCGGAAGGTTCCGAAACCGGGCAAAGTCGCGTTCGGTCTGGCGATCAAACCCGGCGGGTCGGTCGCCGCGATCGTCGCCGCGTGGCGCGACGTCGACGGGGTGGGGTTCGTCGAGGTCGTCGACCACCGGCCGGGGACCCGGTGGGTGCCGAAACGGGTGATCGAACTGACCGGCCGGTATAAGGGGTCCACGGTCGGGTACGACGCGCGCGGGGAGGGCGGCGCCACGAAAACGGAGGTCGACCGGATCTCCGGGGGCCGGGTCGTGATGTCCGAACAGAAATGGCCGGATCTCACCGCGGGGTCGATCCAGTTTCTCCGGGACCTCGAACGCGGCATGTTGAAGCATTTCACGCAGCAAGGTCTGGACACCGCAGTCGCGGACGCGTCCCGGCGGGACTCCGGCGACGTCGGGCAGTGGACATGGTCGCCCATGGAACCGGGCCGGGACATTGTCTGCCTGGACGCCGCGTCCCGGGCGCTGCGCAACTGGGACCGGTCCATGGACCGCATGTCCCGCCGCCCCGCGCCCCGCATTATCGTCAACCGGCCGTCATAGGACATGTCCCATGACGGTCAAGGTCGACGTAACCGATATATCGACCGTCGTCCGGTGTTCCCAGTGCCTGGGGTGGTACTGGGCCGGGGACGGCGGGCAGCGGGCGAAGGGGCACGCGGTCGCCGCCCTGCATGAAGCATCCGTCCATCCCGGGCAGGATCAGGCCCGCCGGGCGCGAGAAAAATTCGACGAACGCGCGAAAAATGTCGTACTCCCGGGTGGACCGTCGAATCGTGGGGCTGAGATCGAACGCGTCGACGATCGCCTGGGCGACGTCACAGGGGGGATTCCCGCGCGCGGCGGAACGTAACCGGATGTCGTTCCCGTCCCCGTGGCAGTCCGGATCGTTGAACCCGCTGCTGTGGGACGACATTTTCGCGGGCGCGTTCCCGCAGATGAGCCGCGATCAGGCGATGACCCTTCCCGGGGTGGCCCGCGGCCGCGGCATCCTGCTGTCCCTGATCGCAGATAAACCCCTCGTCCAGTACCGCGGATCTGCCCGGATCGACGATCAACCGCGGTGGTTGTACTGGACCTCCGGACCGGAGGGTCCCTGGCGGCGGATGGCTGCGACGATCGACGACCTGATCTTCTACCCGTGGTCGCTGTGGGGGTGCAGGCGCGGGGAAGCGTCGACCGGGATCCGGCCGATCCTGGAAGCCTGGCACATCAATTACGACGACTGGGAGGTCGACGAGGCGGGCCGAATCTGTGTCGTCGACGACGACGGGCACATGGTCCCCGCCGACGCGGACGAGGTAATCCTGATCCCCGGACCGTCGGAGGGTCTCCTCGCGTACGCGACCCGCACCCTGGGCGGTGCGGTCGACCTGGAAAACACGTGGATCTCCCGCGCGAAGAACCCCATCCCGGCGATCGAACTGCACGAGACCACCGCGACCGATATGGACGATGCGGACGCGGCGAAACTCGTCGACGCGTGGGCGGCCGCCCGGTCCGACCCGAACGGGGCGGTCGCGTATACGCCGTGGAACATTCAGGCGAACGCCCTGGGCCAGTACGCGCCGGAGATGTTCATTGAAGCGCGCAACGCGTCCCGCCTGGACCTGGCCGCATTTTTCCAACTGCCCGGTTCGCTGCTGGACGCGTCCACGGCGACCGCGTCCCTGACCTACGTCACCCAGCAAGGGCAGGCGTCCAGCCTGGACCTGCTGACGATCCCCTATTGGGCGCGGCCGGTGGAGGACCGGCTGGGGCAGGACGACGTGTGCCCGCAGGGAAACACGGTCCGGTTCGCGTGGGCGGAGGCCTACACCGAACCGCAGGGCCGGATCGTCACCGGGGACGCCGCGTCCGCGGTAACCGATATCGCCGCAACTATCGGAGGGACCCCGAATGTCTGAGTTCGGACTGTTCACGATCGACCGGGCCACCCGCACCGCGTCCGGGTATCTGATCCCGTACGGGGTCAAGTCCAAAGGGGTGTCGTCCTCGAACACCCGGCCGATCACGTTTCCGCCCGGGTCGATCCGGATCCCCCGGGACCCCATGGTCGTCACCCTGAACGACGAACACGAAAGGTTCGACGTGCTCGGGCGGGCGGCGACTCTCGCCCCCGACGACGTGGGGATCTACGCGACGTTCGCCCTCGCGGACACCGACGAGGTCGACGAGTGGATCTCGCAGCACGCGGACGGCCCCGTCTACTTCTCCGCGGAGATCGCGGACCTGCGCCGCCGCCCCGGGGATGTCGGTGAGGGTCGCCTAGCCGGGGCGGCGGTCACGCAGGCGCCCGCGTTCGACGGGACCGCGGCCGCACTGTTCAGCCTGCGCGGCGCCGAACAGGACACGTCACAGGACACGTCACAGGACACCCTCGACATCGACGTCGACGAGGACGACGACGACGAGGACGACACGTCACAGGACGTGTCACAGGACACCCCCGCGGCTGCGGGGGACGAATCGCCGGGTGACCCGGCCGACAACGAAAGTGAGATCGCCATGCCTGAGGCCATGGTTCCGAACGCGACGTTCAGCCGTCGGCCAAAGGTCGACACGCCCACCCTGTCCCGGGCGGGTTTCTTCTCCGCGGTCCGCCGCGCCCGCAACACGGGCGACCTGTCCACGCTGCGCCCGTACCTGGAATCCTTCGGCGCAGTCGGGGAGGACGGGGAGGGCCTGTTCGCCCTGTCCGACGTCGCCTATGACGGCGCCGGGGGTCTGGCCGCGGCGGCGGGGATCCCGTCCGGGTGGCTGGGCGAACTGTGGGGCGGGAACAAGTTCCCCCGCAAAGTCGTCCCGCTGCTGACCCCCGGTGTCCTGACCGGCATCAAAGCGTCCGGGTGGCGGTGGACGACCAAACCGGAGGTCGACGAGTGGACCGGCAACAAGACGCCGATCCCGTCCAACCCGCTGACCGTGGAACCGCAGGACTACTACGCGCAGCGGTTCGCCGGCGGTCACGACCTGGCCCGCGAGTATTACGACTTCAACGTGACGGAGGTCGTCGACTCGTACCTGTCGAACATGTCCGACTCGTACGGGATCAAGTCCGACGCGTACGCCCTCACGGAACTGAAAGCCGGGGCCGGGTCGTTCACCCCCGACGCGGCGACCACGAACGTGGGGATCGCGGCGGTCGTCGACGGCGCTCTGGCCGTGATCGACGCGAACGCGACCCCGTCCTATGCCCTCGTCGCATCGAACGTGTTCCGCGACATTCTCATGACCGGTCACGCGGACGCCCTCGAGTACTTCAACGCGGCGGTGTCGCTGACCGGCGGGACCGCGGACGGGTTCCGGATCGTCCCGGACAACCGCCTGGCTGCGGGCGACGTGATCGTCGGCGCCCGGCAGGCGGCGACCGCGTGGGAACTCCCCGGGGTGCCGATCCGGATTTCCGCGCCGGATCTCGTCAAGGGCGGTGTCGATAACGCCGTGTTCGGCTATATCGCCGTCGGTG